ATAACCCCTTTATTTTTTATTTTTCCTTACCTCTTGTCTATATTGTAGCCCCCCTTTGTCTTGTTGTCAAGTATTTTTTTGAAAAAATTACAAAATAAAAAAGCAGGGCAAAAGCCCTGCTTTTTGACGTAAATGTTAAGTATTGTTTTTTATGGTACTACGGTTAAAACAACGTTGTTTCCTGCTGCGATAATCATTCTGCTTAATTCTTCGCCGTCGATATTCTGCATACGCAGACAGCCGTAAGTCGGTACCCAGCCTTGACGCCCTGCGAACGGATTAGGCAAGCCGCTGCCGCCGCCGTGAATATCTCTTGCTCGTGGGTCATGGGTAGTGATATAGAATGTGCCATAAGCTGCGCCATATGCGCCGTTAGTAACTTCTGCGCTTACGTTTGTATAAACGCCGTCCGGTAAGCTTCCACGGGGGTCGCCTGCTTCGTTGTAGCCCGGAACAAAATCGTCACGACATTCCCAATCACCAATAATATTATAGCTTTCATCCATTGCGAAAATGCGCTGTTTACTACGCTGAAACTGGATTTCTTTGACCATGTTTATCACTCCTTTTTACCATTTTAGCACGTTATTTCGTGGTAGGCAAAAATTTATTGACAACATATTCAATAACCTTTTTTACTGCATTAGCAATACTGCTATATCCTAACTCTATTAGATTCTCGTTTATGCTGGATAATTCCACGACTAATATACATACTGTGATAACACCCGGCAAAAAGTCGTTTAAAATTAAATTTGTTGAAAATAATTTAATATTCGGAACTACTTGCCCAGCATAAAATGCAATGACTAAACTAGCATTGTAAACCAGCAATTTTTCTATAACCCTTGAAAGGGCGGCACTGTTTAAATAAGTCTTTTTCCATGTTTCGGCTTTAAAGCAGTAATACAAGGCTTTACGAAGTGAGATAAATTCAATAGGTATATCCGGCGTCAAATTTTCATGTATATATTTTTTGCTGATATATACGGTTTTTAAAAATGTATCATAAAGCACTAATCCAAAAGCTAATATCACGACGCCCCAAAAACCTTCACCGAATGTCTTATATCCAAACGTCCATATAGCTATAGCATATGCCCATACATCAATATTCGCAAACCTGTTAATTATATATTTAAGGTTTTCATATAAATTTGTCCACATAAAATACACCCCTTGTTTTTACTATATTATATCACAGTAAAAACAAGGGGTGTTCCCTTATTTCTTTTTAAAGTAATCGTCTATGCCGTGCGCCTGTACGCTGCTTATGCTTTCATAAAAATCGGGCTTTAAACTATGTTTTTCAAGCCACTTCATAACGGCTGCTGTTAATGTTTTTTCTATTTCGGAACGGGCTTCTTCTGATATATCTTCTAGTTTTAGCCAATCAGCAGCAGCAATTCCTGCTATCTCGTCAGCTTCAATTTTTAGAATATCCAATACTGTTTCTGATTTTAAAGCTGGCGTGTACAGCTTTGCAATCCCTGTATATACTACTAGACATCCTTTGTTGTGTTCGTCGTTCATAGCCGCCTGCATTGCTTCCTCACGGCTGTTAAAATCACCCTGCCATGTTTCCCTGTCAAAAGAATAGGCGTATAGCTGTGCTGTCTTTGTGGATTGCTTTTTTGCTACCATTTCTTCACCTTTTCTACCTGAGCTACCAACGCTTTTATTTTACTTTGAGTGATGTACTCCCACCACTTCCGCTATCCCCTGCATAACGTATAGCGCGTTTGGTAACGCTATACCGTTGCCCCACATTTTATATTCAGAACTATCGCTATGTAATTTGTTGTACCATGAGAGCATTTGTTCTTTGGAGTATTCTTTAGTGGTTTTATTGTTGATTTTTGCGTAAGTATTTCTGGCGTTTAGCCAAAAGACATATTCGTCATCTGTGAGGTTATCTTTTTTAGGAATTTCTCCCCACCAATCTGGGAAGCCTTGAAGTCTAGCACACTCTGTAGGGGTTAATCTTCGTACAATATAACGTATAGGACTAAAAGATTGCTCGGCTACAAGATTTTCACTACCGCCACCATATGTGCCGCCACTTGCTTTAAGAGTAGCTTCAATATCTTCTTGTATAAATTTATTGTAGGCTTGCTGCGGAAAACATACAGCGTGTCGGTCTATCGTATTTAGCGTATAGCATTTATCCTCACACACTCCTTTACCGTTACAGCCTGCTGTATCTGCTCGATCTATACCATTTCCTTGCAGACAGTGGACAATATAATTCCTGCTATCAGTACTAATAGTGTGGCAAGGATCTCCTGCTTGTGGATTTGTTTTGTTGAGCGGACTTGTTATATTTGCACCATCGCAAACAACTGCCTCACAACATAGAGCTGTATAATCCGTAATGCGGTTATTGTGGTCACCTGTTATCGTTGGTACAGTTTCACCGTCGCCGTTGCCTCTTGTATCGTAAACAAGAGTTTTTTTATTAATAACGTAAGGCGCATTTCCGTGCGCTTCGGCCCTTAAAGTAGGGCTTTTACCATCAGTGCAGACGCTGATTTGCTGATCGCCTTGGTCGTCTAAAATAATTTTCTCTACGATAGCAATACCGCCTGGATTTTTCGACGGGTCAGGATACCCTGTATCTAAAGTTTTAGCGATTTCAACAGCACGGCAACCGCTATGCGGATTTTTGCTTTTCATACTATTCGAGGACAAGCTATCAAAACTATATGTAGTTAAACATTTTCCCGCTCTATCGATGCCGTTTCCTTGATGGCAATATACGGCTACTGGTGCTAACACTGTCGGTGTACGATCTCCGCCGCCAGGAGCCCGCAAAGTTTGTGCAAGTCCCGGCAAAAACGATTGATTATACCTATCTACTCCGCCGATTGCTGTTCCAACGCAGTTTTGAGCATCGGCGGCAATTCCTTGCCGCGGCGTTCTGCCCGCCTCAAAATACCCTCGCAGGCTTTCGCGCTTAAATAGTATTTCTTGGGCACATTCGCCTCTAAAATCTGCGACAAGGTAGATTCTACGGCGGCGCTGGGGGACTCCCCAATATTGCGCGTCAAAAACTCGGTATGCAATGCTCCATCCGTCTCCACTGATACAATCTGCATATGCCCAGCCAGCTTGTGGAACCGCAGGCATAACGGCGTCCTTTTCTTTGACTCTAATAAATTCTTCAAGGACGGTTCTAAAATCTTCTCCTCGGTTACTGCTAAAGGCTCCGGGAACGTTTTCCCAAATAGCGTATCTTGGATAGACTCCATTTGTTGCTTCCCTCATTTCTTTGATAATTCTGATTGCTTCTAAGAATAAACCGCTTCTTGTTGTTTCATCATCGCCCATATCAGCGTGTTTCAACCCTGCTCTTTTTCCCGCTATCGACATATCTTGGCAAGGACTGCCGAATGTGATTATATCTACAGGCTCTATTTCTCCACCCTTAACTTTGCTAACATCTCCCAAATGTTTCATTTTTGGGAAACGATTTTTAGTAACAGCTATCGGGTATGGCTCAACCTCTGCCGCATAAACAGGCTCTATCCCGCACAAGCTTGCTGCTAAAGGAAATCCTCCACTGCCATCAAATAAGCTCATTAGTTTCATATCAATCTCCTATATACTGCCTGCCGTATCTATTTGCAACTCTGCAGCTTGTACCGCTGCCAACAAACGGATCAAGTACAACGTCACCTTCAGCAGTACCACATAATATACACCGCTCAGCTAATTTATTTGGGAACTTAGCGTAATGCGTAACACCACCGCTCGCAGTTGTAGCCATATTCCAAACACTTCGCATTCTGCGTTTACCGGTATTATTCTCGCAATTACCATGACTATTACGTGCCAACTCTCTTGAATTATCAAATGTAACTTCTTCTGTTCGTATAAGCTCTCCTGCGGCATTATATGTTCTTACTGTTTCCACATAACCTTTAAGGTCACAGCCTAACTCCACATTATACGCCCTGCTATCCTCCCATGTGCCATCTTCTTTATACTTAGGCAACCAGTGATTTCTGCGATGCCATACCGGATTACATTCTGCTTTCCAGCGATTATATTCTGCTTGTCGTTTCTTTTCCGTTTTTTTCGTTAAAACTACGGGCCATTACCTTTACTCCTCTCTACATCAAGACTTTCCAAACTAAATACTGGCCAATCTCCATACCTACTCCAGCGCACACTCCTTTAAATTACCAGCTTATCCAACCCGGTATTACTGTTATTCTAGGTATAATAACTTCCCATGGATGTTCGGAACTTGGTCTACCATGTTTTTTGTTGCATTGCACGATTACTCCCGACTTGCGTTTCCTTGACGATTTAGCATAAACAGAAGAAGCCATTATGTAAAAAGCTCTGAACTCTTTTATTGTTTTTTTATTCCTCATTTAATTAATATCGGATTATGTTTCAATTTTCTTGTGATTTTACGTTTTATGGCAGCGTTTAAATCGTCGTCCCGTATCGGTAAAGTTATCAATAGCTGCGATAATGATATATATACATCTGCCATTTTTTCTACAATCTTACTGTATTGCGGCTCGCTTTTTACTAACTGTTCAACTAATTTAGTGCTAGAAATGCAGCAGCTTTCTATGATTTTTTCTTTCGTTGCAGCTTTAGCAATACATTCTATGCTCAATCTGTCTAATATCATAGCAGACGGTAGCACACGATTTTTATTTAAGGTTTGGTTTTCAAACATTTTTGTCCTCGCGTTGGGCTTCGTTCCATTTTCTAGTCGTTTCAAGAATTCCGTCACCATATGCGCCTGATATAGACTGTCCGCAGTTACATTCAAAGTAAAAGGATAGTCCCAATTTTAGTCTTGGCTGACTTTTGCATTTTTTACAAGCTGCAATTTTTAATTTTAAGCTGCCGTTTTTCTTTGCCATAGCTATAAGCCCCTTTCTGTTTTTTCATCTAACGGAATACCCACATCAACTAACTGCTTGACGCCTTTCAATATGTGGTCTATAGAGTTTTTCCTCTTTTGAATTTTTAAAATGTATCCTACTAAATTCGCGCACACTACGGCTGCATGAAATTCGTCTAAATTTAAAAAACATTCGTCGCTGATCAAATCGCCTGTTGCTTCCCTTATTATTCCCACAACGACAACACTGTCGTTTTCTTTAGCTAATATCCTAGCTGCTTCTTGAGCGTTCATATTATCCCCCTAAATCAATTCTAAAATAGCTTGTAATTCGACTTCTGTGTTATATTTTTTTACGTCATCCTCAAGGCTAAAACGGTCTTTAAACCATAAAGTTAAAAAGCAACTCATTGTAAACAGGCGAATGAAAAACGCGCCATAATTTTTTAAATAAAGTTGATGAAAACCAAACCAGCCGAAAAATGACCATAGATATAAAGCTCTATCTAAATCAATGCTTTTTTTTGCAACTTTCATCCTGAATTTTGTTTTCCCTGTTTCTGATAACTTTTCGTATTGGTCGTTAATAAATTCCTCTTTCGTTGAATAATCCATAGGTTGTAGCATAGTGTTTTACCCCTTTCTTTTTACAAAAATTCTGAAACTAATTCATACCCTTCGTGATTCTCGTTAAAGCATACCTTATTATTCAATTCTTTGGGTACGTCTTTTAATACGATACTTGCCCTAATGCCTAAATACCTTACTGCCGGGTTAACCTCTTTGAATACTCCTTTAGCTAGATTCCTAGCCTCACTGTAGTTGTAGGCAAAGGCTATAACTATTCCCAGCTCGGGAAAGTCTTTGCTTGAACATTTAAAAGCCATAACTTTTTCATATTGCTTTATCATATTCGCCATATCACAGCCCACCTAACCAGCCGCGCCATATCGGATATTCTATCAACACTTCGGCAAGTCCGGCACTTAATTTAACCGCAAAACTCACTAATCCAGCGGCGGCAGCAACTTTAATTATTGTTTTCCACTCAAACAAATTATCAACTCCTATCTTTACTTATATTATAGCCCCCCTCTGTTCCGTTTGTCAATAGGGTAATAAAAAATATAGTCCCTGTTAGAAGCTGGTAGGCAGAAAAACCCCTAACAGCACACAGTATTACTACTGTCTACTGAAAAGAGGTTTTTGCGATTGCGTCCCCGCCGTCGCTGTATAGTTGAATTGCTAGCCATTTCATAGCGTCCCCAACGTCCCACGCTCCATGACTTACCCCCGCGCACTCTGCGCCCGTTGCCGCCAGCCGTATATTTTATAGACTATGCCTGTCTAAAGGTATATACACCATACCAGAGTAGGTTGACCTCTGCCAACTTCCCCCCCGCATAAAGCCCACTACAGCTAAAGCGGCTACTGATTTTTGCAATTAGAAAATCAGTAGGGGCAACGACTTTATAAACTTGGCTCGTTGCAGCACCAACCATTTTTTATACACAGGTGGGGTTATTCTGTGTCATTCCTATAGAGGTAAGGAATTTTTTCTATATTTAGTTAAAATCTAGTGTCAGCATTTACTTTTTTTGTATTGACATTATTAAAAAAATGAGATATAATTTCTATATAGGCGTAACAAAAGGGGATCTGTAACTTCTAAAAGTTATAAGTTGATAATTAGTGTCGGCAAACATTTTTTATTGACATTGTTTTTTTGTTGCGTTTACGTATGAGGTAGCAGCTCTGAAAAGAGTTGCTACTTTTTTATTTTAACCTCATTTGATAAATTTGTCTAGTTGTGGATAATGTGGATAACTCTGTGTATAAACTATATATAGTATTTAAATCGGAATATTAGCCTATAAAATCACAAGATATAGTAAAAATAAAAGTTGTAAAAATTTTTAGCTTGACTTTTTAGCAATGGAGCTTATAATTTAAATGTAATTACAAAATGCGTTAGGGGGGGCAATGCCTGTTCTCAAACGAATCAAAAGCCGCTCCCGGTAGTTTCTAACGTCGATTAAGTAGCAAGAACATCACAAGAACATTTTTTTTCTTAAAACAAGTATCCTTTCTGTATGATTTATTAAAAAAATCTTAGTAGGTTATCCCTAGAATGCAGCTATACATTCTAGGGATTTTTTCTTTTTATTTTTTCAAAATTCACTTGACACCTTCTTGTATTCGCTTTATAATGAGAATAAAGGGGGGCTACAAATGAGGTTTGTGTTAATGGCGTTAGGGACTGGTGTCGTTGCCGCAACAGCGGTATTCGACACGTTTAGTCAGATATTAAATTTACTTTTTATCACGGTCAGCAATCAGCGACATTGCTTACTGAATTTACTTTACTTTATAAGCGCAGTTCTTGCGCTGCTGGTGATTTTGAAATGAGGGTCATATTAAATCCTTTAATGCCGAATAAAGACGGTTACTTGATGCCTGTAAAGCCGTCACAAGTCTATCATTGCGATAACATAAATCAATTTGTTACGCAAGTTGTTAAATCCGGCTCGCTCAATACTGAATATGTTGATTTGTGCAACATAGTTGGCTATTCAGAAGAAAAGGCGGATGTTAAAACATTAGTCGAGATTTTGAAAGACTTATTTTTTGAAAAACATCTAGCTTTAACAGTGGATTTTGACGAATAAAAAAACGCCTGCACAAGACGCACAGACGTAAAAAAGGAGTAAGCCGCTACACATAAATAATATAACTAAATATGTGCTTAATCAAACTTAAAGGATTACTAATGAGAAAGAAGGGCAAAGCTATGCAGATTAAATTCCCATTACTGAACGCAGAAGATATAGAGATACGCGTTAACCGTATCATTAAGTGCTATGCCGAGAACGCACAAGGCGAACGTGTTGAATACTATAAGGCAGATTTACTGCTTTATAAAGACGCTCGTGTTGATATGTATTATCTTGATAGATATGTCGGAGCGGATAGCTGGCAAAGAACGCACCGGGCAGAAGGGAACGACTTCATCTGCGGAATATCCATAAAAAATGAAGCCGGAGAATGGATAACTAAAGAAGATGTAGGCGAATTATCCAACGTTTCAGCGAACAAGGGGCGCGCTTCCGACGCTTTTAAACGTGCTGCTACTAATTGGGGTATAGGTCGTGAATTATACAGCTCGCCCAAAATTCAGCTCATACTAAAAAAATATGAAACGTATATCAACAATCGAACGAAAAATGTAGCCTTAAGCAATGATGTTTCTTTTTTCGTTTCAGAAATTGAATACGACGAAAAAAAGCGTATCATTAAAGCTCTGGTGATTAAAGACGGCAACGGTAACTATCGTTTCGCCTACCCTGACGGCAAGCGCAACGAGATACAGAAACGAATTGAAGCAGCGCAGCAGGTCGGCGCATTAGTTGCCGCCAGCGTCGAAAAAGGCAAAGAAAAGCCTTTGCCTGAAATCATCCCAGTTAAGCGGGAACGGGCAGAGGAAGCACCGCCCGCTATTAAGCCCAAAAATACGCCGCCACCTAAAGATGATGATACACGTAACATGTGTATCATGTGCGGTGTCGGAATAAGCAAAGCTGTAGCAGCTATATCCAATCGTAAAGTACAGCAGACAGTTTGTCTGCAATGTCGAGAAAAAATATTGAAAGGCAGGTATAAAAAGTGAATTTAAAAGGTATCGTTTCAGGTGTAGTGTGCGAAAAATGCGGGGCAGTGAAGCTGTTTCCTTTTTCAACAAAAGGTCAGACAAAAATCAAAGCCCGGTCTTTAGGCTGGACTATTTCTAAACAAAAGCAAGTCGGTACCGAATGGCGTTCTGTCTGTAAATGTCCCGATTGCGTGAATAACGGTTAAGAAAAAGCCCCTAGCGTCGATTGTGTGACACGCTAGGGGCTTTTAATTTTATCTTGCTTATGTTTCCTTGTGTTGATGATTTAAACGGCTTATAACTTAAATTTGACGTTCTCGCACTTTAAAACCTTTACATTCTACTATTGCCGCCGAATTTACTTTCTTATTGCTGACGCTGCTATTAATATACCGCCCTTTCACTGCTGACCACGCCAGCATATATTTATCAACAGCAGGTGTAACCTTCGTTGCTGCTTTTTTTGTGATCAGCCTTAATTTACTGTAGCGTCCTTCGTGTGCAGTGATAAAGCCGATATGTGGCGGCACTTCGTCGAGTAGCCCCAGCTTTTCAAGCTGCTTGAACGTGTCTGACGGCATAACGTAGTAGTTAATATCACCCACCAAGTTATGCCCGTTAGGGCTTTTAAAATCGCTCTTTTTTTGTCATAGTTCTAACTCTTTCCTTATTTTTTAAAATTGTTAGGAAGTTTTTTCTTTTGAATGTCACGTATAAAATATACCTTCCACCTGTAAGCAAGGCTATAGCCCCCGCGACGGTAGAAGGTAAAAGCTTTTTTAAACTGCTGTATACGTTCTGCTTTCATTTTTTACCTCAAATAAATAACAGGTTCACTGTCAGGCTCGTTAACGACTATAACGCCAAGCAAAGGGCAGCCGTCCGAGTGGTCAAGGTCTGTATAGTCGTCTATTTTATAAACTTGTGTTTTAGCGGGTAAACCCGTTATAGCGTTCATTAGTTCTTCTTTAGTCATTGTTTTTCTCCGTTTCCAATTCCAATGTTGCCCAAAATTACCATTACCTTTTACTATGCTGATGATTCGCCAACCGCGGCGCGTATAGTATCTGTTGATGAATTCTATCAATTTCTCGTGGCTTGAGTCGAATATCGATATATATTTTCTCATTTTATCACTCCTACTTTCAAATCTTCTATCTTCATTTTTCCTTCATCCAATCTTTCGCGCACTCAACGCAAAGAACTTTATTCTCTGTTAATACTGCGGTATCGTCGTAAACGTGTGTCCCGCATTTCACGCAGTAAAGATACCAACCGTTTTTCAGAAATTCTTCCGCTGGTATATCATCCATGCTCCTATATTTATCAGCCCACGGAACACGATAAACCCGCATTTCTGTAAATTCTCTATCATGTTCGGAAGCAAGTAACGCTTTAGCTTTTCCCGGTGTAGCCGCCCAAACTACATGACTTTCGTCACGATATTCGTCGTCCCATTCATAAGCTTTTAATTTCATTCTTTATCACCTTCTATTGTGGGAATAATTTTAAATACCCTATTAGTAGCACATTCAATGAAAGTATTCTGCGATGTCACAAAAAGCCACTTTGTGTGCTTATTATTTCCATGTGTATCGGTAACCTTAGCTCTAAATTCGGCAATAGTCCCTAAGAAACAACCACAAGACACTGTTATACCTTTGTCTTTATTTTTGAAAAATGTCGTAAAACTAAATCTACTACTAATGCGACCGATCAATAAACACCTTAGCGTCGTCGCACACCCTAGCGTTGCCGCACACCTCAGCGTTGCCGTACACCTCAGCGTTGCCGTACACCCTAGCGTTGCCGTACACCTTAGCGTTGCCGTACACCCAAGCGTTGCCGTACACCTTAGCGTCGTCGCACACCCTAGCTTTGCCGCACACCTCAGCGTTGCCGTACACCTCAGCGTTGCCGTACACCTCAGCGTTGCCGTACACCTCAGCGTTGCCGTACACCTCAGCGTTGCCGCACACCTTAGCGTTGCCGTACACCTTAGCGTTGCCGTACACCTTAGCGTCGCCGTACACCTTAGCGTTGCCGTACACCCAAGCGTCGTCGTACACCCAAGCGTCGCCGTACACCTCAGCGTCGTCGCACACCCTAGCGTTGCCGCACACCCAAGCGTCGTCGCACACCCAAGCGTCGCCGTACACCTCAGCGTTGCCGTACACCTTAGCGTTGCCGTACACCTTAGCGTCGCCGCACACCTTAGCGTTGCCGCACACCCTAGCGTTGCCGTACACCTTAGCGTCGCCGTACACCTTAGCGTCGCCGTACACCCAAGCGTCGCCGTACACCTCAGCGTTGCCGTACACCCAAGCGTCGTCGCACACCCAAGCGTCGCCATCTTGCGCTAAGTTATCTTCTTTTTCCACATACCCACCAAGTTCACCAGCTTCAACACTTCCAAAGCTAATTAAAGCCTTAATCCTAAATAATTTCTTGCCCCATTGTTCTATAAACTCTGCTGTCAACTCATACTTTTTCATAGTTACCGCTCCTTTAAACTTTAGCTAAATCACCTTGATGACATGCTGACCGTTTTGGTACTACATCAGGCACTAACGGATGATATTTATAACACCGTTCACGATCAGCTACCACATAAGTAAATCCGCTTTCTTTTTCTAAAAAGTCATATGCTTCGCTTTCGGAATCGCTTTCAAATTCTACAGCGGGTCATGGTTATCGAGTAATTCTACTTCTTCTAAACATTGCGATTCTTTTTCTCTAACTTCCGCAGTCCATTTTAACACTTGATAAGATTTTTTCGTTTTTCATTGCCCCTTTATTTTGATTTTTCCTTACCTCTTGTCTATATTATAGCCCCCCTTTATCCTATTGTCAAGTCTTTTTTAAATTGCAAGATAAAAAAAGCAGGGTATTTGCCCTGCTTTTTTACTTTTCTGCTTTTTGGTTATAAGTTAGGAAAAATAAATTCAAAAACAGAAAGACTGTCAGCTTGGTAAACTGTAGCGATTATTCTGTGATTAATTAAGTTTTTAAAATTATAACACACTTTTTTCAAAATTCAACTGAAAAAATTTTGTCCGCACGTTTGTATTTATTGACGGCGTCCCGCGCTTGTTTGAAGCGTTTGTATGCAGATTGTTGCAGCAAGGCGGATTTTAATAAAATGCTTTCAAAGTCGCCTACCGTTAACGTTACTAGCTCATATTCTCCCGCTTCATTTTTCGCCCTAAAAAGGTTATCGCCTTTCATTTTTGCGACTTCATGCGCCGAATTAAATTTAATAATGTTGTCTGTGTCCCTGTCAATGTAGTAAGTCTTACCGTTGACTTCGTACTTTGTGGGAGCTATTAATTCGGACTGATATTCTTGGTATAGCTGGCTAATGCGTATAGCTCGGGCTTCATCCGTGCCGTAGTTTAATTCTAACTTTAAAATGCCTAATGCGTTGCATTGTTCGTTAGTTAAGGAGCTTGGAAGCGATACATTCGGCATAGCTCGCCGCAACGCGTTAATGCTGGTGTAGTCAGTCCCTTTGTATCTGTATACTGTTTTTTTATCCATTTTCAAACCCCTTTCTTAACCGCTATACGGCAGGACTACTGTGTCGCATACCTGAATTGAAAAGCTGCCTGTATCATCGACTACGGCTATAACGTTAATGATATTATTCGCTTTAGCCTTTAAAGTCGGCGCAACACCTTTCGGGTAGTAGACTGCGCTACCCGTCGGGAACGTCCAAGTTACCGCCGGAACAGTAGCACTCACAGGTAACCAAAAGGTTAACGTCTTACACATATAAGGCACACTTCCTACGGTCGCTTTGAAGTTCATGTTTGAAAAATTCATTTTTAAGCTCGACGGGTTATTGATCGAACAGTTAATCAGATAGCAATTTGCTGCTGATTGATAATTAACGGTATACCCTGTATTCGGCGTTGCGTAGTAAGTATTTTCCGCTGTTCCCGTAAAGTAAAGGCAGCTTTCATTGTTCCCAGCTCGAATAACGCCGTTACTTATTCCGGTGTTAGTGGTTGAGCCAACAGTTAGCCCCTGCGCTATAGAAAGATTGCCTGCTATGTCGAATGTGGCGGTATTATCGCCTTGGGCATTTGCTGTCAGCGTTATTTTTCCACCCGTTTCTGCCATGATAGCTAGGTCTTTAGTTGTTTTGTCAATTTTCAAAAACTTAAAGCTGCCAACCTGTAAGGCTGCATTGTTGGCGTAGTTGATATTAGGGTTATTCTGCAAGGAAAAAACGCTGTAATCTGTGCTGATGGCTTCTGCTTTATTTGAAAGCCGCATACCTGCCGTGTTATCGGCTGCCTCGGGGTAAAAACCTATGATCTTGCTTGTACCGCCGCCACCTACTCTTAAACCACTTGAAGTGCTATACTTTAGAATACTATTAGCTAAAAAGTCAAGTGTAGCCGTCGTTGCAGTGCCGCCTATTGTGGCAACTTCTGCTGTGCCAACGTTAAAAAAGTGTGCCAGTCCTTCTGTAGCTGTATAATACATTGCTCCGGTGGTAGTAGAATTTATCTTTGCTTGCGTTGTTGCGCTATTAGGCTTCATGCCTAATATGATAGTTCCACCAATGCCAGCAAGTGCGCCGTCCCTCACTGTTATAGGTTTATTAAATGTGTTCGTTCCTGTAAAGTTGTTATTCCCTGCGGCAGTAACATCACCGCCACCGCTTGCCTTAATGGTAATATCTTTCGTTCCGTCGAAAGCCACACCGTTTATTGTGCGAGCGGTTTCTAACTTCGTAGCGGTATTTGCATTACCTAACCATTTTGCAACGCCATCATGTGTGACCGTTGCAAAGAAATTATCATTGCTAGAAAAAGCTACTTTCGTATTATCGGCACGTATGGTAAACGCATTTATATTCGGTCCAACTCTAAATGTATGAGGTTGTTTTGTGCTTGCGTGATAAAATAATCCACCTAATTTATCCGTCCCAATTCTTGCTTGTACTGTTTCATTTGTTGGAGAAATACCAAAATTTATACTACCACTGCTGCCTGCTGTTGTGCCATCTGATACAGCAATGTTTGCTCTGAAAGTATTTAAAGCTGTAAAGGTATTAGATGAATTTAATTGAGCGTATCCACTTAAATCATGGTTGCCGCCTAGAGTATCCCATTGTGCGCCGTCCCATGCTACATTGTCCCCTGCTTTAATACCGTGGTCGGGGTCTGCCGTTTCAACGTTCCACACGTCGCCTACTTTCTGCCCTGTAGTCGGTAAATCGGCGTAGGTAGCAACGCTGCCTTTATATTGATATACCATTGTTAATCCGAGTTGTTTCGCGGTTACTTTGTGCGGATTATTAAAGTCAGCTTCATGTGTAGCAAGGTTATTCGCCACAGTAGTTATTTTTTCGGTTAAGTCTGTAGTAGTTCCGTCAATATCTGCTTTTGTAGCCAGTTTATACCATTCTGACCAACTACTAACAGTAGCCGGATCACTGTTTTCTACAATTTGCCCGAAACGGTTATAAATCGCTCCTGTCGTTTCGCTTACCCATAGCTGTTTACATACGCTGTCATTATGGTCGTTATCAACGTTTAAAAAGCCAGGGTTTATTTCGGGCGCGTTAGGATTATTAGAAGCTTGTAAATACCAGCGATGAATATCAACTAATGTGTTTACATCTGTCGCTTCTGTCAAATTGTTATAGTAGTTTAAGACGCTTAACTGTTCGATTTTTGTCAATGCGTCCTCTGCTTTTGTTAACGCATTTGTAGCGTCATTAGCTGCGCTGTTAGCGGCTTTTTGCGCAGCGTCAGCAGTATTTTGCGCAGCGTCGGCGGCTTTTTGCGCAGCGTCGGCTAAATCATATGCTTCATCTGCTCTTTTTTGCGCTGCTGCTGCTGCTGTAGCGGCAGATGTTCCAACGCTTAAAGCATTGTTTGCAATATTCAATGCAGTATCAGCGGTTTGTTGCGCTGTTTGAGCCGCGGCAAGTGCATTATTCGCCGTTTCTAATGCTGCTAAAGCTATGTTATAAGCCTGTTGTGCTATTTTTAACGCTTCATCTGCGACTTGTTCCGTTGCATATGCTACGTTGCCTATATCGTTAATAGCGTCCTCTGTTTGTTGCTGAAAGTATAACCCTGGCAGTGCGCCCTCTATCGGCAGGTATTTGAATTTGTAGTATTCTCTGTTTAATATCTTGTTATTAATGTCATCTAATAACCTAGCATTTCTTATACGGGTTGAGTTGACTATATTGTTAATATCCATTTTTTCACCCCTTTGTCAATCGCTTATTAATGGTAGCCAGCGCACATACTCCGCGCCACTCACTAAATAGGTAGCACCTTTTGGTACTGGAAAAGATATTGAACAGTTTCCTTGTCCGTATTTACTTCTACCTGCGGTATACATTACTTCTAAACCGTTTACATAGCCAGTAATCCCAGTATTATAACGACTTTTTGCAGTTATAATTCCGTCTGTTGCAGCAGTGCCACTTGACGAAACACTTGAATAACTGCCGAAATGTGTTGCCACAGGTTTGGGTATCTCTCCAATGGATATGTCTATCTTATCTTGTACTTGTTCAGGTGTGATACCGCCTATATATGGCAAAAGCTCTTGCCAGTATGTTGTATCAATGCCCGGAGTTTTTAGCCCTGCCGCCGTATCTACGCCATTAGCAAGAATGCACATATAAAGCTTGTTGTTGTGATTTACTAGGCAATTTGCAGAATACTGTAAAGTCGTCTTGTAAGTCATTAAACCGCCGCTTTGCTGCCAGTAGGCAAAAGCAGATAACATATAAAGAATACCGTTAAAGTCCGCCCGTGTCGGGGCTATGCCTCCTGCCTTAATTGGGACTTGCGTTATAGCAGGGAAGCCGTTCGTCTGTGACGCTAATCCCGTTGTTTCGTTATTCGTTGCCGGAATGATGTTTTTTGTCCCTTCGTTTGCAAAGGGTCTTTCAAATAAATACAATGGTTCTTGAACTACTGGTATAGCCATTTTAACACTTCCTTTTTTCTTTATTCTATAGATTGGGGTACGGGTCAAAGACGCCATTATTGAATGGTTGAAGCAGGCTGCCGTTAAAACCAAACGTATTATCGGTATCAATCATTACCAGCGACCAGCCTACGCCTGCGCCTACTATTAAATTCGCGCCTATCCTAAATACGGCAAGCTGAACATCTGTTAAATACATTGTGAATACGAAGCGAACGTGCATGGGATAGTTATTGTAAAACGTCCCGTCCTCTCTTTGCTTTTCGTCGATAACGTTGAATACAACGCCGCCCAGCTCCGGGAAAAGCTTGTTCAGCATATAGTTAAGCGTTGCAAGGCTTGCGTCGGTGATGTTAGCTAACGCTTTATAGTAAAGTAGTGAGCGGTATTCATCATCTTTTAACGTGAATTTTTTCCCGTTAATAGGGTCTGTTATCGTTCTGCCAATAACAAGGATTTCGCCCCATGTATCAAGCCCGACGCCATTAGCCGTCGCTATATTAAATATGTTATCATAAAAAACTAGCATATCTTTACTAGGGTCGATATTCGCGCGAAAATCATCTAAAATCTGATAAATAGTTGTGCTGCTACCGTATTGACTTTGGATATACGGTTGTAGTTCAACACGCATATTGTCGCACTCGCGCACATCTTCTTGCCCTCTAAAGTCCATGTTTAAGCCCCCTTAATCTAGTACAGTAATCGTGATATTGCTTTCGCTCATTACTGGTATCTGATTAGCTGGAATGTCGACGCTATCAGTCCATTCTGACCCGCTAGGGTATGATATCTCAATGTTTTCGAGATTATCTACTCCGACGTCAACTATATCGGCGTAGAAGCGACTTGCGTAAATCGTCTGTGCCATTTTCGCGCGTCCGTATTTATTTAATTCGCCGTTGAAGTTTTGAAGAACAACTTTTTTAATTTGTTCTTCGTAATTGGTCGGAAGCGTCGAAGTTTTCCTTATCTTTACAGACAGCGCGAATGTTGTTGTTGTCGGTATCTCAATGTAGTAAACGAATTCATTGCCTTTTTCATCTACATAAGCGATTTTTGTGTTTCCCGAAATTCCACAGCCGCCGTCAATTTTTTCGTGAATCGTTTTGGCTATACTCTCTATGTTCCCGCCATAGACGCTACAGTAAATGCTATGCGGGGGCAGTGTGACGCCGTAAAGCACTTTGTCCGTGTCACCGCGGTTTTCTAAAACCGATACGGCTACTACGTCGGAAAGGTTAGCTAGTGCGCCCTCAACCGCCGACGCTATACCGTGGGCGTTCTGTGCTACGCTGGCACGTCTGCGCTGTTCAAATTCTGCCTGCGTTTCGCTGTTTCGTCCGGTGACGCCTGCGGCTAGATTTGTTATGCTGTCCCAGCCGGGAACAACGGTAACTATCTTCGTAAGCTGCCCTACGCCTATTTCAATAGCCCCACGCTGGCTACAGCGGAAAATAGCTGTAGCTGTTCCGTCCTCTCCTATGGTCGTTACTGTGACGTTCGTATATGTGTATCCCTTTTGGTCTTGGACTATAGCTCCATAGGGTATAACTGTGCCGTATGCGCCTTTGATGTTGCCCGTAACAAGGGTTGCTATGGCTATATGGCGTTCAATGAAGTAAATGCCTGCTAGTGCGTCCTGCCATATTCCAAGCGCGGTTTTTGGATTGAACATATTCGCAAGATAAAGAATCTCACTATCTTTCCTGTTAATTAATACCGCCTGTCCGTCAATGAGCTGCCCCGCTGGTGTTTCGGGGGCTGTGTCAAGCAATGGCTTATCGGGGTCTGTCGCGAATGCTTTTTGCCATTGAGTTACAAGGTTAGCCCGTATCGCCGCCGTTCCGCTTGATATAAGCCCCGTATCCGGGTTGAATGTTATCATTGTTAATCCCCCTTAATCGTTTAATCTAAATGGATTGATATGAAAAGCGATCATAGATTGCCCCGCAGTCCCCTTGAATTTCCAGCCTAAATAAATTCGCAGATAAAACCATTTGCAATATTTTTTTGTGTAAAATATGCTCCATGTTTTATTTAAAAATATTCGATTATCGTTAACGACAGCGATATAGCATTTGTCGTTTTCAGCATAGTTATAGTCAACGTATGTTTTTACCTTATCGGCGAATACGTAACGTCCGCAAACTTCATAAGAAAAGCCATAAGCAGTGTTTCTATAAAGCCAAACGTTACGGCAAAAATAACGCTGAATTTTTTCCCATATAGTAAAATTCGGGTCTAATATCTCTACGTATCCCGGCTTCATAGCGTATTTATTTTTGAATTCAGGGGTGTATTTATAATGCTTGTCAAAGTCATATCTAAACAGCTTTGGAACGCCGCTGTTAATTGTATGCGGTATGTCGATACAATTATCGTAAGTCTGCCACCAGCGCAGAGGATATGGAAGTTCTCCGTGTTCGTTTGAGAATAATATTACAACTGGATTAGTTACATAGCATATCAATGTAAACATGATATCTAATATTAGATAAAAAATGTAAGTCATGTTTTCGCTCCTTAAAAATCAATTTGAACGTTTTCGCTTTCCAATACTGTCGCTTGCACTTCACCGCCCATGACACGCCCGCTTTCATCAAATGTTAAGTCAACTTCTGCGCCTGTTACTCCGTTCACATTCAGAACGGTTTCACGTATGCGAGTTCGCAGGATAGGGGCGGCAATCGCCGGGGCTTTGCCCAACTCAATTTCAAAATGTGGAATCCCGCGCGTTTGTGCTAAATAAGCGTCGTTTTTGAACAGCCTGACTGCGTTCGCCGCATTCTGTGCTATAGCATATGCGCCGGATACTAACGCTATCTGTCCGCTTGCGTCACTAAATATATCCCACTTGTCATTAAGGTATAGCGTACGCCCTATATCGCCGGGCGTAAAATACGGGTTCATTTCAATTCCATATTTACCTGTGACGTAAATAGGTTCTTGGATATTGGGCGGCTTTGGCGGTTTCGGTTTATCTTTAGCTTCAATCTGATACGTATTATCAATATCTATTGAGCCTGTAAGTGGTTCAAACGTGTATATCTGCGTTATAGGTTGTAAGTTAACTCCCACAACGCGCATTGTTTCACCTTTGATATAGCTGCTTTCATCAGATTTAGACGTAACATAACCTTTTATAGTCGGATATGCTTCGTCTGCTCTGTTTTGCGCTGCTGACGAAAAATCCGCTTCGTTTGGGCTGGACGTAACAAACGCTTTTAATTCAACAACTTCTGCCATGTTTACACCCCCTAACTTTTTCTAAAATAACTGGTTTCTTGTGTTTTAGAGTTTTTTTGTGACTTCTTATTCATTCTTTCGTATATTTTAGGCAAGCATTCTTTACATATATAATAAGTCTTATGATATGCGGGCATTTCAAAAGCCCACTCAATAGGCTTTATCTTACCGCACGAAGTACATTGATGTATCATTTTAGCAATTCCCCTTTTTTAGCGCAGCTTCAACCTCTTTGATATGTAACTGGTTTTCGTTTCGGATTTCTAAAACGGATAATTTAGTAATGCAATCTATACATATACCGAATTTGTTATTAAAGTAGTAGTAACCAGTAAGCAAAGGCTTATTGCAGCGGCAGCAAATTCTATCTATATCCATTTTATCACACCTTAACTTTTGATATTTAAATTGAATCAAGTAATATTAAGTAATCTGCATTCGCATGAAAAACAGTATCTTCTAATATTGGCAAAAACCTATCATCTTGCACTGTTATTTCATATACCGTTTCCGCATACAAATTCACAGGAACGCCAACGGTAGAATTTACTTTTGCATAGTAAGTTAATTCTTCTGTTTTAAAATCTGATATCTTAAAAGTTACAGGTAGGTCTATAATTCCCGGCTGATAATCAGGGCATTTCAGATAAAAATTTATAGTTACTACAGCGGGTATGTCCCCCCGAATTTGCAATCAATAATCTGCGGCTAAACATTAGCTTGTCAACTCCGTTTCAGTAAAGCTAAAATTTAATAAATTCTGCGGGTATAAATCGCCTACTTGTGCGCCGGGCTTTATTGCTACAATAAAAAACAAACAGCTATTTACAGAGGTTATTTTATTTGTAGAATTTATAGCAAGAGGATTGTTTGGCGATATCGCAGCGTATATATTACTTCCGTCTAAAGCCTGCAAGAGTGCTGTTTTATCTTGAAACAATACTGGTCTAACTTGGCTTTGCTGTGTTCCTATCGCGGATATAATAATCGTACTGGACTGATACCCCGCTGTTAATGTTCCGCTAGATATTTCAAAGCCTGCCTCTGTTCTTAAATATAACGGGAATCCGATTAAAGGGCAAAAATTCGCAACACCTACTGTTGAGGTTGGGTACGAGATGATATCTGTAAATGTATTTACGGTGCCTAAACTAAAAGGACTGCTTATGTCGATTTCTTCCCCGTCTGCTGCTCCTATGTTGCCGCCAGTGTACCAATGTAAATGATTAGCCATTGTTCGAACTCCCTTCCTATTCGATTGTTTTTCGCAAATCTATAACATAAGCATAGATTTTTATAGACGTATCTACAGTAGCCCCGTCACTTGCTGTTGCGTAAAAAGTAAAGGTTAATTCTTGATTGACATCCGAAACTGTTTTTAATACGGTTTCAAAATACCCCCCTGTTAAACCTATCGTTTGCGTAATTGAGTTGTTGAATGAAGTTATACGGCATTTAGTAAATTTATCGGCATTAACTCCAACTAAAACCTGTCTATAACTTTCTCCCGCGTCTGCTCTGATATATACCTTAACGCTTTTGCTTGCTGCCGTGCTACCCGACGGGAAAAGCCCTGTAGCTGTGATAGGATTTATTGATGTAACTTCTGTACCGTCTTTTTGCCCTGTTGTCCCGTCTATATAGAATCTAATCATTTTCTAGCCCTCTTTCTACCTTTTTTATCGCACAATCAATAATGTTTTTTAAATCAATAAATATATTGGTGTTGCAGTCAGGCGCGCAAGACATTTCTGCTTCTATCGCTGTCATACATTCATTTAACAGCTTTTCTACGACTTTTTTGTCATAAGTTATACTTAAAGCAGTTTTTCTAAATTCTTGGCAGTATATATCTAGCTTGCCTGTTAATTCTTTATCATTGTCGGGAATATCTATTTTGATAGCCTTAATATAAGCATTCCCGCTCAACATCAACAGTTCATCCTCGCATTTTAGTATAATCATTTTATCAGCTCCTACCCCTCTGTTAATACTGTTTCAACATATTTTAGCAAAAATCTATTTAATACGGTTTGTCCGAATTCTGCACCTTCCGGAATATTCGAACGTACATAAAATAATGTATTTGTATCGCCGATATTCGCGAACTCTAACTTTTGACCCCACGTGTTCCCGTCTTTAGATATCTGTAACCATTCAGGATTACTGCCGATAATAGAAAGCGAAACGTTATAAACATTAGTCGTTAACGCCGCCCGCAGCGCATAAGGCACGACGTTGCCTAACTCGCCTTTTTCCCCTGTGTACTTCAAGATATCGCCTGTAGTGATTAGTGTTCCGTTTGTTCCGCCGGATGTAACACTGCCGTTATAAATGCTTAATTGCGCCATAAATAAGCCCCCTTTTATTTTTTATTTAACTATGTTATAATTTTAGCGTAGCATAGTCATATCCCTTATATTTTTTCATTCGACAAAACCTCTGCAAAATTAGCGATCGGCAACAGTTGCTTTTTTTGCGTCCTGCTGCTATAATGTAGACATTCACAGTCAGCGGTGATTGCTGGTAACTAAAAGGGTCACAGAAGCGCAAATGCAACGCACATTTGCGTTTTTCTGTTTTATGTGATAAAATAAATCCGGTACATATCAGGTTTATCTCCCCAACGATAAAGCTGGTAGTAAAAAAGCCCTGCGGGGCTTTTTTTATTTTTGTTTACATTATACCATATATGCGTTATAATAAATATGGTACAAAATTAAACCGCCTTTTTATCATGTGACGCAAAACAAGTTAAAAAGCAGCAGACAAAAGCAAAGTTAACGCTTTGCTTTTTCTGTTTTTATGCTATAATATTTATGTGGCGTCAGCTCTCCAGTTGAATTAAAATAAAAGAAGCAATCATAAAAGGTTGCTTCTTTTGCGCCTTGTTGCTATAATTAAATATGCAGAAGCTGCCCCTTCTCGCAATCCTTTTTAAACAAAAAAAACACCCTGCTAAAAAGCAGGGTGTTTTTTTACTTCGTCATTTGCCCCAATCCTGCGCCGATAATTAAAAAAACAACGCAGAAAAAGACGAAATTCATAATTAAGCCGTTTTCTTTTAGAACACTAAAAAACTTATCCATGATATACCCCCTCTCTTGAACGCTGTTTAGGTTACAGCGTTTTATTTTTGCTTGTATATAGTAATTGTCCTAAAAGTATTTTGAGGCGATTACAGGGCAAATATGAGTGTCATTCTTTTCCTGTTGACCCAAAACCGCCCTTGCGGACTTCGTTTGTTTCGTCGCTGTCGCATACAGCATATTTTACAAAAATGCCTTGCATAATTCGTTCACCTTTTTTAAAGCTCACGATTTCATCACTGTTATTTTGTAGGCAAATGCCTATATTTCCGTCGTTGTCGGGATTGGAAAAATAATCGGCGTCAATAATTCCTGTCCCATTCGCTAGTGTTACATGCTGTTTAATGCCTATTGAGCTGCGAATATATAGCATTAACACTTCATCATCAGGCATAGACGCTTTAACGTTTGTTGGAATAATAGCCGATACGCTGCGGGGATTTAAGCGCACATCACAGGGTAGCACGAAGTCATAACCTGCGCTTTTTGCTGTTTTCCTTTTCGGCAGCACTGTATCGGCAGGGGCATTTTTTACGGGGTAAAATTTGCGGGAAACTTTTTCTTCTTCTAAAATTCCGAATTTTACCGGGGCTTCAATCTGATTAGAATTTTCCATGTTATCACCTTTAAATATTTCATTTATTTTGTTTTGCAAAAGTTTGCTCGGATTATCTACGATGATTTTTTCACCATTTGTCAATCTATTGAACCTCTCCCGCTTATAGAAGCGAGAGATTCTTGAGAAGTTTGATATAAGGGCTAACGCCTGACGGCCTATCCCAAAGGAGTTAGTTGTCAGGATATCCTTATTCTCAAAGGGCTGTCCAAAAGCCCCTTACACAGTCCCTCGAAATCGAAGTTCTGCTTACTTTTACGGAGTATGTTGTATGCTCCATTCACATCTGCGTTAGCCACCCTTCCATCACCTAAGAGGTGGGAGTCTTCTGGCGGGAAGAGATATAAAAACTCACAACTTCAACTCCTTTGATATGTCACATAACTT